ACCCACATCTCGAAAATAGATCCATCAGAAAGTTCTACTTCTTTTTTTGTAGCTTCTAAATTTGCTGCTTTCTTTAAACGATCTATCGCTCTCATAAATGATTTCGATGTCTTAGGACTAGATGTCATGATAAAAATTTATACGATTTTATTCTAACCTAATAAACAAGAAAAAACCCTGCACAAGGCAGGGCTTATAAAACATTCCAATTCCGTTCTTATTATGAACGGCTAAAATCAAATGTTGGTACTCCAGCAGGACGGAAATTAACTGTTACTGCTTGTGCATCATCAGGAGTAACACCTAAAGAAGCAGAAGTTAATGTTGCGTCAAAACTAATTGAACGACTAAGAGTGTCGCTTACAGTTCCACCGCTATATACACGGTCTGTATAAAGCTTAAACGCTGCACCGACTTGTTGACGCTGAAGAACATCTTCAATCATGCGATTAGAAAGAGAAGCATCTTCGTTTGTCATGTAAGCAGTTGCACTACCTGAACCATCACCAAATCCAGCAATGTACTTTCTAAATGGAACGTACTGACCAGGATCACCACCAATAGTAGTTACATCAATTTCAGCTCTTTCAATTTCAAAAGTCCACTCACTAACTTGACTTACATTTTCAAACGCAGCATAAGCAACTTGAAACTCATTAGGAGCTGCTGCTGTTCCAACGTCAGTTAGGTTTACAGCAGAACCACCGTTGGTAGCTGAAACAGTCATTGCCCCAGTGTTTGCTGTATAAGTCTTGATGTAATAAGTTGTGCCAGCAGTTAATCCAGCAGGTAAGGTTCCTGTTCCTGATCCACCTGTAGAAGAATCAATCACACTAAACTTAACTGGATCTCCAGCCTTAAGATTCAAATAAGTCTCAACAACCATTGTCTCAGTACCAATGGTTACATCACCAGTACCAAAAGTTCCTGTTGTTCCTGCGGGTTTGTAATAAAGAGCACCTGATGTGCCAGATAAACATGTAACGGCCATGAGGCTGCTGTAGATATTTACATATAGATTAGCGTGTTATTCCTTAACTTAAAACTGTTGCCACAAACGAAGTGTCAATCGTACTCATAAACAAAGGCGAATCTTCAGTTGTAGAAAAACTTGGGCCTTCTATTGTTCCAACCCTAAAATAAGTCCCTGTAGTACCTTTTGTCCCATTATTTAAAGTTTCTAATACATCAACAGCAGTATTTACTAAAATTTGATTTCTTGCTGGCCCTTTTCCTTTCTCAGTAAAAACTCTAATAATTATTGCTCCTTGAGCGTTATCAACACTAGAACTTAAGGTGGGTTCATTCGTTATTCCAAAAGTTACATTTACCCTTACATATTCAGTCGTACTGTTGGCTGGTGCAGCCGTAATATTGTCAAAAAACACAGGAACCGCAGGATCTAACGCTCCAAAAGCAGTTAACAATGGGTTTTCTACTTGTGCTCTAATAGATTGATAATTCATGCTTTAAATCCAGTTCTAATACCACGAACCATAGCTTTTTTCATTGCACCTCCTTTGAGATAAGTTCTATACCAATCTAACTCTGCTGTAATTCTTGAGTTACCTGCAATCCTTTTCCCTTGCCTAGGAGCACCACCACTTATATCTCCTCTTAAAGTTGTTCTACTTGTATCTCTCGTCCCTTTTTTAACAACTTTTCCCTTTGGATCTTTTCTCTTATCTCGTCTAGGAAAATTAGGAAAACTAAACCATCCTTCTTCTAAATCTAAAGCGTATGGTGCATAAGGCTGTATATTTTCTAATTTAAACTTTTTGACTCTTCTCATCTCAGCAAGAGTCGTTGATAAATTCGGAACATCATTAATTGTGTAAGGATAAGTCCCACCAGCCCAACCAGAAGCACCTTTACCAATAGGAACAGCTATCCAACTATCTTTAAATGTTCCATCCCACTCTGGTCCTTTTTCCGCTAAATCGTTCATTACTTCTACAGCAGTATGTCTTGCTAATTCATTTACAGTTTCCAAAAGATCACGACTCATCTTTTTAAGCTGTTTTCCTGTCGATACCATTACTGCGGCCTCACGATCAATGTATGAAATATAGGTTTATCTCCTCTTTTTGTTTGAACATTAATAATTTTCCCTTCCCTAGTAGCTCCTGCTTGTGAATATTGAACACGATCTGCCTCAGTAGGATAATAATCTCCTAATTCTTCTGCCCCAATAACAATTCTTAAATCAGTTGTTTGATATAACCCTTCATCTTCACTTGAACTAATATTCAAAATCACTCCCTTTACACTTACATTTGTATCCGAACCAGTAACAGCTCCCGTTGTCGGGTTATATGTTCTTGGAGTTGTACTTTTAACAAAAGTTAATGTTTGACCCCATGTGCTAAGAACACTTGCTGGTACTTTCCCAAATACATCATCAATTTTTGCCATAATTAACCTCTTACCACCCGAACTTGATAGCCGCCAGCTCCACCAAGACAATAAGCACCAAGATAGGACTGAAGCCAAGGATACACGTCAAAAACATTGTTCACATTGCCAGTAGCAAGACTAGCTTCGTTGTATTTAACCTTTAATTCACCTAATTCAACTTCTTTTGCAACACCTTCTGTACCAGTATTTCCAGTCATCGCATCCGTATCATTCGCTAACGCTCTTGCTAATTCATACTGTGCATACTTGATTTTTGCAGGAATTAAAGTACAAGCAAGCTCAACATCATCAACTTGAAAATTATTTCTAGGCCATTTTAATGCTTGTGCCTCGTCACATCTATCACCATAAAAATTAAGACTATCAATCCAACGACATGCAGAAATTAATGCCCGATTTTTTTGATCATCTGATTTATTTGTCCACGTTGAATCATCAGGAGAAGTTTCAAAATAACTATTGGCCTCTGCCAATGTCACATAGCTATTGGAGCTTTCTCCTTTCAAAGTGGCGTGAATAGTTGCTGCCACGTTTATCTCTCAAACATTGCTCTTATTGTAGCGTCATAAAAAAGCCCCACCCGAAAGTGAGGCTCTTTTATGCAGATCTATGGAAGATCAGACTTACACTAGATCAAAGTGTTGATGTGTCTAGTGGTGTGTTAACTGTTAACTGAACCATAGGAATTAGGTCTGCATCATATGTTGCAGTCCAGTTGTCCTTATTACCAAGAACACTATTGGTTGGGTTATCAGCAGCATTACCCCACTTAGTACCCATAACGTGATAGCAAGTGTGATAGTCAACAGAAAGTACATCCTGCTTGGATAATACGTTTCTATCAGCTTCAATTCTTAGATCCTGCTGAACACCTTCCATGATTGTTCCAGACTTAACCAAGTAGCAGTAGTACTCCTTGATATGACCAGAAGTTCCAGGTTGAACAGCGTTCACCTGAGAATCCATAATGACGTTCATGCCAGCAAACTGACCAATGCTTCTAGCATTGATGCCAGCACCACCACCACCCCAAGTCACAGCTCCACCAGAAGTTAGTGAAGAAGTTGAGAAGGTTAATAGTCCTACCTGATAGAGATAGAAACCGACATTTGGGTGAACAATAAGAGTATCTAGCTCATCACCACGCTCTCCAAGTAAAGCTCTTGCTGTTGCTACGTTTGCAGCAGTCAGATAGTTAGCTTCACCAGCACCAGAAGAAGCAGCTTTAGCTAAATCAGAAGCATTAGAACTAAGAGCTGTACCAAATAAACCATGTAATTGATAGAACAATCTTTGGCTATTTAGCTTATTGATTGCATCTGCAAGCTGGTTGCGAATTGCATTCATTGGATCTTCACCAGCAGCCAATGTTGCAATGTCATCTACAGCGTATGCGAAACCTCTGTGGATGATTGTTGCAATCTGAGTTGCTGTACCAATTTTCTGAGGTGTTAAGTAACCAGCACTTGAGGTTCCCCAAGTAGCGGTTCCGTTCATTACCTCTTCTGTTGGTGCAACAGGATTGAACTCAGGAACTTGGATGCGTGTACCGCCTTCTCTTGAATCAAGGAAGCTGTTTCTTACAACTGCTCCACTTTTTACAAAAAGACTGCGTTCTTTAATTGCCTCTTGCACGTAGCGAGACAAATTATTTCTTTTTACGATGTCCGCAAGAAGGACACCGCCAGAGTAATTCTGAAACGGGGCTGCCATTTCTAATTAGGAGGAATCTTTAACGAGGTCCAAGTCACAGACTCGGTTGTTAACTCACAGAGCTAACTATGTGGAAACACCTGCCTCTTTCTTGAGCACAGCCGCAAGATCAGGCTCGGTACTTTCAAGGATCATTTGCCTTGTCAGGTTAATACTACCTTCTTTCCACGGATTAAGCATACCTGGAGAGACATTTGATG